ATAATGGTATTGATAAAATTTAAAAAGAATGGTAGTGTAGTATCGGGTAGATTATTAGGGAAACTTAACAATGGATATTTGGTTGATTCTATTGATACTTGTCTTAAGATATTATGAGCAAAAAAGATGATTTAATAAAAGCATTTATATTGGCTAGAATAGTTTCAATAATTAAGCAAGAAAAATTTAAAAGAAATTTAGAAAAAAGACTCGAAAAGGTTATAAGAAATACGGGGTTGGCTTTTGAAGATTACGAAATGGAAACACTAGTAAAGGCTATTTTGAACGCCGATTTATTTCATATTATCATTAAAAAAGCAACCCCTGAAACAGAAGTTGAAGTAATGATTTCAAAAAGTAAAAATGAGCAATAGTCCTTTTTACGAGCATAGAGACAGAAAAATAATTAAAGATTTTGTAAAACTTTATCCCTTATTCACTAAAGGTGAATCTTTAATGAAACAAATTGAAGCACGTCTTGCGAGGAAATATGGTAGGACGAGGTCAAGAATCAGACAAATAGTAGCTCCAATCAAAAAAGAGTTAAAAGGCAAAGAGTAGCCCTTTTATTGTAAGCGTTTCAGTAAAGTAGTTTGTTATCATGTTGATACAGTTTTGTCACTCCTTACCCCTTGCGTAATTCTCTTTAGGGGTTAACCTTTGTCTATGAGTAAGAATTCTGTCAAATCTGACAAGAATAAAAAAAAGAAAGAGGCTCTAATTAAAAACCTACAACAAGGCAATACCGTAACGAAAGCCTGTAAGAATACAAAGATTTCAAGAGACACCTACTACCGTTGGAAATACGAGGATGAAGCATTTAAAGAACAAGTTGAAATAGCAAAAGAATCCCGAATTGAAATAGTTGAAGATGCTAACTACGCAAAGGCAGTCGGAGGAAACGTAACTGCTCAAATTTTCTTCCTTTGCAATAGATGCCCTACGAGATGGAAGCACGTCAACAGAGTAGAGCATACAGGTAAATTCACTTTCGACTTAGCAGAGGAGATGAAGTCCTTGGAAAATGTTAGCGACTAAATCAAGCCTAAAAACCAAATTAAGACCAGAGACAATATTAAACTTAAAAAATAATCCTCTTTACTATGGAGATAGGGTTCTCGGTTCCGAATATTGGTCTAAAGAAGAAGAGATTTTATTAGCAATAAGAGACAACCCTTTTGTAAGTGTCGGGTCGGGGCATAATCTTTCTAAGACTCATCTTGCCTCAGATGCCGCTCTTTGGTTCTTAGGTACAAGACCAAACAGCATGGTTCTTACTACTGCCTATTTATGGTCGCAGGTAAAACATCAAATTTGGAAAGAAATAAGAAGCAGATATGCGACTTCTAAATTTGAAATGTATTACCCTAATTCCGTTTGCAATATTGTTGAATTAAAAATGGATGGAAATATAGGCAATTGGCTTGCTTTAGGTCTTGCAACAAAAGATAAGGACGAGAATGCTTTCCAAGGTTTTAAGGCAAGGAAGTATGTCTTGATTATAATTGATGAGGCTCCTGGTATATCATACGAGCAATGGGCGGGGGCTATGACGATGATAGGTAGCTTAGGGTTAGAGGGAGTTGAAATGAAGGTCTTGGCGGTCGGCAATCGGCTTGACCCGATATGTCCTTTTGAAGATACTTTTACTAATCCTAAATGGAAGTCTTTCGTTTTGTCTTGCTATGATAGCCCTAATGTAACAGGAGAAAAAAGAGTTCCTGGTTTAGCTACTATTGATTGGATTGAAGATAAGAAAGATTTATGGGGAGAGGATAGTGCTGTCTATAAAATAAGAGTGCTTGGTCAATGCCCTAGAAAAGGGTTGAATTCTATTATAGGTCTTGATGAGTTAGAGGCAATTCAAATAAATAATGAGACAAGAGTAGAAATCAAACCTCCTCTATATGCGGGCTTAGATATTGCCGACCAAGGCGACGACAAAACAGTCTTTGTTATTCTTGATAGAGCAGGACAACATGTTGCTACTTTCAAATGGGATGAGAAGACAACAGAAACGGAAAGGAGAGTAAAGCATTTCCACAGTAAGTACAAATTTCATAAAGTAGTAGGCGATGCTTGTGGAGTCGGTGCAGGCGTAATGGAACACTTAGAAGAAGACGAAGTAATAGGCGAGAAAATTATTTCTTTTAAGGGTTCAAATAAAGCAGATAACGAAGAGATGTATTACAATAGAAGAACTGAAGCCTGGTGCGTTTTCGGTAAGATGATAAAAGACGGAGATATAACTTCTCTAAGGAATATCGGCTATACCTTTTCGGATTTAGCAGGCTTGAAAAAGAACTTAGATATGAAAGGTAGAATAAAAGCGGAAACAAAAGAAGACTATAAGAAAAGAATTAACCGTTCTCCTGACGAAGGCGATGCAACAGTCCTTGCAGGGTTGGCTTTAAATTATGGCAAACTTTCAGGCGAAGAAATGGAAATGGTAGAGCATAGAAAGGAAGATATAATAACAGTCCCAATGGACGAATTCGCTGAAGACATGGAGGTATTTAGATGAAGTTTAGAAGCCCCTTAACCTTTAAAGAAGACAAGAACCCAACTACTCCGCCTAAAGGTGAGGTTTCTCTCTTCTTGCTTTCAAAGCAATATAGCAATGATTGGGACACTTATTTTACTAACCCCGACGCTTTGATTGCAGACAGAGGTTACGAAATAGTCGATGAGATTAGAACTGATTATACTTACAATATGTGTAACTCAATTAGGAATTATGCTAGGCTTTCTACTCCTTGGGATATCAAACCTTATTCTGATGACAATATTGATAAAAGAATTGCCGAGTGTTGCAAATTTATTTTAACGCATACAAAAGGTTCATTTAGAAAAGTTTTAGAAGCAATCTATTCCGCTCAACCTTATGGCTTTTCAGTAACTGAAATGAATTATGAGGATATTTTAGAAGGAGAATGGAAAGGTAAAATAGGAATAGAATCTTTTAAAACGAGATTTCCTCATAACATCGAATTTGACCTTGACCCACACGGGAACATAAACGAAATAGTACAAGAAACGGGAGCAGGACAATACATACCTTTGCCGAGGAATAAAATTATTCATTATGTAAACAATAGTATTTTTGGTATTCCGCAAGGAGACCCTGACGTCAAATATGTCTATAAACCTTATATTTCTAAAAAATGGGCTTTGAGATTTTGGAGCTTAGGATTACAACGATTTGGTATGGGTTGGGTCGCCTTTACTTATCCTCATAATCTTCCAAAGAGAAAAGAAACGATTGCTAAACAATTAGCTAAGATAGAGAACGCAAAAGGCATACTTCTTCCCGATGATGTTGAAATGAAATTTTGGGAAATGTCCGGCTCGAAAGGGAGTCCATTTGCCGAGGCTTTAAAAGAACACAATAAGGCTATTTCACGTTCGTTGTTACTGCCCGACTCTCTTGGATATACTGATACCGCTTTTGGCAGTTACGCGAAAGCTAAGACAGAATTCAGCGTCTTCGAAATCCTTTTAGAAAAATATAAAAAAGAAACAGAAGAAGAAATCGCAAGAGAACAGATTCTTAAGTTTATTGTTCTTTATAATTTCGGTGCGACTGCTAATGTGCCTTATTTCGAATTTCATCCGTTAACCCAAGAAGATAAATTGGAGCTTGCGCAGACCTATTCGCAATTGACTCAATCTGGTTTTATTCATCCGACTATCGAAGATGAAAACTTCGCAAGGAAGTTCTATGGATTGCCAGAGATAAAAGAAAAAACTCTCATTGAAAATAAAGGCATTCCCGAAAAGAAAGGCGTTCCCGAAAATAAAGAATTCCAAGAAGGTAGAAAATTAGAAGGATTTAAGCATTTCAAATACAAAGAAACAGAAACCATGTTGGACACTCTTGAATCGAAAGCAAAAACGGAGATGGAAGAAACGATAGGCAAGATGAGGAGAAAGTTCGACTCCGATATTGAAAAGATGGGCTTTCTAAATGTCGACAAGAACCCGAATCCGAAAAAGTTAAAAGATATAAGTTTATCCTACCTCGGAGATTTTAAGGGAACGACTTATAAGTATTTGGCTCTTGCTTATATGAACGCAAAGCATACAGCCTACCAGGAAATCAAAAATTCGGGTAATCTGCCAAAAGCCTTAGCTGAGAAATATTCTGAAATAGAAAAGTTCTCAATGGAAGCTTCTTTTGGTTTATCTGTTGACGAAGCTTATAAATATTTCATGGGTAAAATTCCGATAACGAAAAACGAACTCGAATATTACAACACGAGGGCGTTTACGATTACAGGAGTATTGGAAGAAGATATTTTAGGAGAAGCTCAAATAATCCTAGGTAAACAATACGTTAGAAACGACAAGGTCTGGGTAAAGAAAAAATTAGAAAGGTTATGGGAAAAATATGAGGCAACAGGAGAGCTTACGGATGTAGGCAAATTGAAAACCGCTCACAGATTGGAGATAATAAGACGGACAAATATGAGTGAAGCAATGAATCACGCAAGATATAATATGTTTACCAGTCCAGGAGTCAGGCAAGTTCTCAAAGGATTTCAAATTACCGCAATTTTAGACGACAGAACAACAGACTATTGTTCGAGTATAGATGGCAATGTTTATAAGGTTTTCGAATTCTCTCCACCGCCTTATCACTTCCAATGCAGAACTACTTTCGTTCCTGTTTATTATTACGAGGAAGTGCAATTCTCGCCATGGGTCGCCAGCCCTTATGAAGATTTTTCTGAAATAGAGAAATTGGGATTTAATGGCTATTTAGTTGATATAGCCGCATAGGAGGAATCAATGCCAATACCTAAACCAATAGCGAACGAAAAAGAACAAGAGTTCGTGAGTCGTTGTATGGGTGATGCCGTAATGGTTAAAGAATACCCGGAACAAGAACAAAGGTCGGCAATTTGTTATAATCAATGGAGAGAAAAATTAGCTGAAATAATCGAGCCAGATGAAGGAATAGATACGGGCGAGATTTTAGGGCAACCAGTTGCTGTGGCAGGCAAATGGAAAGGACGAAATTTCACCGAAGATGACTTAGATGAGATGATTAGATATTTCGACGATTTAAGCGAAACTGAAAAGCGAAATATTCATGTTAAATTAGGACATGGAGACCAAAGTATAGTTACAAATTCAGGCTTAGTTTCAGTAGGATGGATTAAGAAGCTATACCGAAAAGGTCAAGAGCTTTATGCTGATATGACTGCTGTTCCTAGAATGGTTTTACGGATGATTAAAAATAAAACACTAAAAGAATTATCCCCTGAAGTTGGAATTAATTTTAAAGATGAGACGACCGGAAAAACTTACAGGAAGATTATAGATGCAGTCGCCTTGCTTCCTTGGGGAGATTCTAAACACAAAGCGATGCGGACATTAAAAGATTTAAGTAGTTTGTATGCGAGCGAGGGAGATAATGTAGGTACAGAAGCAAGAGTCCTTGTTCTAAATATGGCAGAAACTGTTTACATGACCGAAGAAGAGCCTAAAGAAGAACCCGAAGATAAAACTAAAAAAGAAATCCAAAAGGAGGTTTCTATGGACGAATTAGAGAAACTACAAGAGGAAATCAAGCAAAAAAATACTGAGATTGAGAAGTTTAAAGAGAAAACTGAAGAGCTTGAAACCCTCAAAACAAAAAATCAGGAACTGACAACAGAGAATGAGAAGTTTGCAGAGGAAAAAAGCAAACTCGAAAAAGAAAAAAGGACAATCGAAGTAGAAAAGTTTATGGAAGACAACAAGAAAAAAATCACTCCTGCCGTTAAGGCAAGGGTAAAAGCACTTCTACTTCATAAAGATACCGAAGAGCTTGAATATTTTGACGAGAAAAACGAACCGCAGAAAGCCTCATTGGCAGAGTTGGCAAAAAGCATAATAGCAGACCTGCCAGATATAGTCGACTACGACGAACATTCTGAGCTTGGCGACGTACCTACCGGTGGAAGCGAAGATGCAAAGATGAAAGCGAGAGTTCAGAAGTATCAGAAAGAAAACAAAATTGAGTCCTTTAACGAAGCATTTAAACAAATGCAGTCGGAAGGGCTTATTAAAGAAACCGAATAGGAGGAAATATGGGACTTCAAACTCAAAATAATAAAACCTTTGGTTTCAAAGCTCAAGCGGCAATTCCCTACCTGTACCGTTTTGTGAAAGTGGACGCAACGGTAGATTTTGCTGTTACGCCTTGCGATACCGAAGGAGAATGCCCTGATGGGATAAGCTATTCTAAGTCTTTAATTAATGACAATGTTACCGTCATGATTGAGACTGGAGTTGTAACTCCCGTTGAGGCTGGTGGAGTTATCGATGCAGGAGATTTGATTATTGTTGACGTAACTGGGCGTGCTCTTGATGCCACTGATGGCGGAGATACTGGAGATTTAATCGTTGGTAAGGCACTTAGTTCCGTAACTGCGGCTGGTCAATATGTTACCATTCTTTATTACGGTGGTAACCATCTTTACAAGACAACCTAAAGGAGGAAAATATGTCATTAAGAAGTGATAGAAGAAAAGATGAGTTTCTGACACAAGTAAGTCTTGATGTTAGGAACGATAGAAGTGATTTGATTTTTGACTTGGCTCTTCCTGAGATTAAAGTCAATAATCACACCGATAAAATCAAGATGTATCCTCAAGACCATCTGCGAAAGGAATTTATGAGAGTGGGTCGAGGGGGAGAAACTCCTGTGATTGATTTCGGTGGTGTGACGGAAGATACTTATCTTACGAATGCGAAAGGACTTGCGACAAAATTAGTTGACGAGGATTTAGAATCTTATCCTTCGAAAGCGGCGGCAAGACAGGATTTGGTTATAAGTTTAACTGACCTTGTTTTGCTTTCAAGGGAATTTGATGCGGCAACGGTGCTTACAACTGCGGCGAGTTTTACGAATGTGAAAGCATACGTTGACGACACAAAAAGATGGGACGCTTACAAGAATGCAGATTCCGATAATTCGACTCCTGCTAACGATATAGATACAGCGATAGAGCTTTGCGCATTAGCCTGCGGTAAACTTCCTAATTTGGCAATTGTCCCCTGGAAAGTTGCCAGATATTTGTATAGGCATCCTGATTTTCAGACTAAGGAAGTAATCGGGGCAGGTCCTGCCAACAAAGCGCTTGTCGCGGCTTACATAAAAGAATGGTTTAATATAGCTGATATATTAATTCCTACCGCTCTTTATGTAGATGCACCATCTGCCGCTTCTGACGCTTGGGGCGATTTTAGTTGGGTATGGGGAACTTCAGTCTTTTTAGGCTATGTTAACCCTGCTCCAACGCAGAGAAGTATTACTTGCGCGGCTACCTTTACAAAGATTCCTGGAAGGGAAACTCGTAAATGGGATGTTGACGACCCTCCAAGAGCCGAAATGATTCAGGTCAGAGAGAACGGACTTCATGAGAAACTGGTTTTTGAGAAAGCTGGCTACGTCTTCACAGGTACAATCCAGTAAAGGAGGCTGAATGCGAGTTAAAATTAGAGAAACTTCGGGTTTAGTAATCGAAGGTAAAGGTGAAGCCAAGAAAGCAGGAGATTCGCTTACGGTTAGCAAGGAAGAATATCAGAGGCTCGGCGGAGAAAAGCATTTCTATAACCTTGACGCACTAAAAGAGAAAAAAGACGACAAAGACGATAAAGGTTAAAAATGCTTAAGCGCACGTTTTATATTCGGATCCACGAATTCGACTACGATGGGAAAACCTATAAAAGGGGAGACCCCGTATCTCTTACTACAAAAGAAGCTGAGAAGTATTACTATGCTCTTGTTATCAAAGATGGAGGATTTAAGAAAAGCTTGCGTCAGATGTTACTTGAACAGCACAGAGGAGCAAGACGCAAATTTCTTCTTAGCCGTGCAGGCGATTTAGCTAAAGATGTTGAGAGGGATTTATTATGAGTTATTGTAGCGAAAAAGAGGTTAGGAATGGATGGAATAAAATCGACGACAAGGTTGAAGGTAGCGATATTATAGGATGGATTGATGAAGCTGAGGCTATCATTGATTCATTCATCTGTAATCGGTACGATACTCCATTCGTAGATGGTTCCGTTCCACGCCTGATTCAAAAAATAGCGAAAAACCTAGCGGTCTTTTGTTGCAAGAGAGATATTGACCCAAGGTTAGTAGTCGATGAGTTCGGTCATGTGGAGGTAAACTATAAAATCCAGCTCGCTATGTTGAAAAATCTTGGAGAAGGGAACCAAAGTTTACCTGGTGTTTCAGAGAAAGAAGCGTTTGAAGTTGTAGAGAACGAAGACGAAGATTTAACAATGATACACGACGAAGAAGAAACTAATATAAACGAAATACTTTAAAAGGAGTAACTATGAAGAAACTTATACTTGTTTTGATGGTAGGAATGTTACTATCTTTGGTTGTTTTTGCGGCATCTTCAGTCCATTCCTACGAGTTAAGTGTTATCGATGGGATTACAGGCGATTACTACATCTGGGGAGATTCTGTTTTTATCGAAGGGAGCGCGGCTAACCCCGACACCACATTTATAACTAACTTTTTTGGAATTTCGGATTATACCGAAAAGGTGTTGCAAATCATGAACTCAACAGGATTAACTGATTCTGTCGAAGTAGCATATCAAGCATTAGCTCAAAAAAGCGATACTTTGGCTGAAGGTGCCTTACGAAATTGGGTTGTAAAAGACACCATACTTCAAGGAGCTATAACGACAATCTTAGATTTTTCGACTGAGCTTAAAGGGTTTCCGTTGGCGAGATTACGATTTATATCAATCGATGCCGATTCAAAAGATTCCGATGAAGGCTTTCAAGTAAGGTTCCTCGCCAACAATCCTAATAAATGGTAAACAATGGAATCGGTTTTTCGTGGTAGCGTTGATATAAGTGAAATACAAAGGGCTTTATTGGGTGCAGTTATAGCCCATAGAAGTAAAATAAGCCCTTTGCTTGGAGTTATCGGCGGTATCATGGTAAAGTCGATGCAGAAAACTTTTAAGGTTCAAGGTCGTCCAGAAAAATGGCAAGAGCTTGCGGAGTCTACAAAAGAAGCGTACAGAAGGAGAGGTCTTTCTCCGGATGCACATAAATTACTACAAGACGAAGGAGATTTGTTCGATTCTCTGACTTATGAAATTAATTCGGCAAAGATAGAAGCGAAATGGGGATATGGCGAAACTTCAGAATATGGAATTTATCACCAATTTGGTACAAGCAGAATGCCTGAGAGAAGGTTCATCACTTCTTCAGACGGTAGCGAAATATTCTACGAAGAGGACAGGAGAGCTCTTATGAAAGTAATAGAAGATTTTACGGATGATTGCTTTAAAGCGGCTTCATTGGCGGCTAAGATATGAGAATTACTTTTGAGCTTCATGCTACAACAATCAGAGATTTAATAAAGACCAACATAACTGATTTTGAGGATGAAGTGGAAATACAGACATCCCCATTCGCAACTCCTTTGCATGTTCCTAAGTGTATTATTTGTCCTGTTAATGCTCCTAAATCTATACAAGGGAACGACAATTTCTTTCATAATCGAAGATTTGAGATTTTTATCGTAACGAGAATACTAGATACTCAAGATTCGCTTCTTGGAGAAGACTTGTCTCTTCTTCGGCTTTGCGATAGCGTTGAAACGCTTCTTGAAAATAATATGCTGTATATAGATGGAGAGGCAAAGCTAAAAAGCGCGCATATACAAGTGGAATCATGTGCTATACCCAACAAAGTATTTGCCGATAATATTTATACCAGAGGAGCTTACTTGCTTTATGAAAGCGAAACAATGCCTTATCGAAGTCCAGTAATCATAACATAATGAGAGGAGCTTATGGCAAAAAAAGAAAAAAAGGAAGAAGCCCAAAAAGAAGAATGGATAGATGACTTCAAAAGGGTTTTAGCCGAAGTTGACAACAGAAAAGCATCTATTAAAACCAGAGAAATGTTAATCGAAGCAATTGATTTAGTCAAAAAGAAATATGTTAAAGTAACAAAAGAACTTAACAAAGGAGGGAAATAATGAGTATGGGAACACCTCCCAATGATGGGAATAAAACTGTCGGTTATGTGGATGCTTACTTTGACCCTGGGACAGGAGAAGTTTCTCTTGGAACGGTAACCGCTATCGGTATCGTTATTCCAAAGATTAACATCCCTATCTATAATCAAGGTAAGAATGTACGAAGTAGAATTCAATTCAACGAACCTCCTGTAATATCAAATAGGTTTTCAGATATTCATTGGCAGAATATACAACATTTACTAGGATTAGCCGCCACCGATGAATCCGCTGGGACGCAACAGGTAACAGACGAAGATGTAGGTTCGCCAGATATAACAGGCGGAGAAGACCACGAGCACGGTTATTGGGTTAGCCTTGCGCATGGAGCAGGTTCAGAATCTCCGATATCAGATGTCGTTGTTGAACCTAATGGGGGTGGAGCAGCTTATACAGAAGGGACAGATTATATTGTTGACTACGCAGGCGGGAGATTATCTTTTCCAAATGGTTCTTCAATTGGTGATAGCGTAACGCTTGATGTTGACTATAAATACACAACTCAAGATGCCAAGACAATACAGATTACGGGTGGACCTATCGACACGACTGGAAAGTTCAGAGGAACTCACCAGTTTAGAGATGGCAGGTTGTTCACTTGCGTAATTTGGAAAGTCAATATAACAGGAGATTTTGACGCGACATTCGTTGCTCAGGCTGATGCGGAAGCGATGACAATGCCGATTGAATTTTCTGCCCTGGAAGACCCTGACCACTTGGATGCTAACAGTAATCCTGTTTTTGGTTACTGGACAATGGAAACCAGTTAAAAAGGAGTGTTTATGAGCGATAAAGATTATGAAGTTCGTTCTTTCATCGGTAAAGATTTTGAACGCTTGGAGCCGATTACAGTCAGATATAATGAATCTTTAGTAGAGCTCGGTACGAAAGAAGGTTGGGAAGTTGACGAAAAAACTGGCGAAGTAGATATGCCGGAAGAAAGCAAAAATCTTTCTCCTATCGATGTAATTAGTATTTATTTCTCTTTAAAAGAGATAATTGATATAGTTAAATGCGGAATAAGAAAACCTGGAACCGACCATAAAACAAATTACCGAGAAAGCCTTGTCGATGTCGAAAGCTGGGATTCTGATAAAATCTTTGAAGTGTACAAAGAGGTAATGGAGGTGGAGAAAAATAGAAATTTTTTCTCAGACTCCGTAGATGCGAGGTCGTTGCACCTCACCCTAGAATTACCCCCCATTACTTAGACCTCTTCTACCATCTTTGCACTTCAGGTTACGGGAGTTTAGAGGAACTGCTTATAATGGAATTAGAGTATTTAATAGAAGCCAGAAATAACTTGTTTAAGTTTAAACGCTATCTTTCGGGAGAACCTTTACAGCAAGATGTAACCCCTACAGAAGAAGTTAGGCTTTTCTTTGAAAGAATGAGGCAAGGATAAAATGCCGGTTGGACGAAGTGTTGGAAGAGCTTACGCTACATTAACCTTAAGAAATAAACAGTTTATCGGTGGCTTGTTATCTGCGCAAGGTAATTTAAAGTCGTTCAAAAGATTAGCTGTTATCGGTTTTGGAGCGGTTGCGGCGGCGGCACTCGGAGCGAGTGTTGCAATATTAAAAATCGGTAGTAGTGCAGTTAGTGCCGCAACTACTTTTGATAGACGGGCAAGAGAAATAAATACGCTTGCTCGTCTTTCGAGTGAAGAATTCATAAATATGAAGAACCAAATTATTGGAATGTCTTCACGTCTCGGTATGGATGCTACGGGAATGGCTCAGGCTTTATATCAGATAAATTCGGCTTGTTATAAAGGGGCTGAAGGAATGAAAATTCTTGAAGCGACTACTAAACTCGCTGTTGCAGGACTCGCCAACCAAGAATCGGTTGCAAATGCTGTTACAACTGCTTTAAGAGCATGGGGTATTTCAGCGGATAATGTTACCCGGGTAACTGATGTTATGTTTAAAACGGTTGAACTCGGTAAAATTAAAGTTGAAGAAATTGCTCAGGGACTTGGTTATACCGCTTCTATTGCCGCTCAAGCAGGATTGTCGATAGAGCAGGTTTCCGCCGCAGTCGCAGTACTAACCAAAGGTGGTATTCAAGGGACAAGAGCCTTTAGGGGTGTTAGTCAAATATTGAGCACTCTTATTAAACCGTCGGAAGAAGCGGCGGTAGCATTTAAGGATATAGGCATTTCAGCCGCATCAATTAAAGAGATTGGACTTATCGGAGTATTAAAGAAAATTAGAGAAGCTTCGGAAGGCAATATTGAAACACTCGCAACTTTTATCCCGAACGTAAGAGCCTTACGAGGTGCATTGGTTCTTACCGGCAGTATGATGGAAGATTACGAACAAAATCTTGTTGCAATAAAAGACTCAACCGGAGCCACCAATAACGCTTTCGAGGAAATGAATAAGAGCTTTGCTCGATTCAAAGAAATATGGGGAACTCGATTTAGAAATGTAATGATTCAATTGGGAGACAGAATAATCCCAACACTACAAAAAAGCTTACAAGAATTCTTTCAACCCGAAAACTTGAAACTTTTTATTGTGGGGATGGCAAGTGTAGGAGAAGTAATAACCAAATCATTAGCCCATATTCCAGTAATAATAGGAACGATTGCAAGTTCGTTTAAAGATTTAGAAGTGGTCAATCTAAGAGCAATGAAGGCATGGTACCTTTTCGCAAGAATTACTTCGATAGGTAGCGAAGAATTCGACCGTTATCAAGAGGCATTAGAAGCTACAAATGAAACAATAGAAGCAAACAGAAAAGGGAAAGAAAATCTAATTAAAAAGTATTCGGAAATGTATGAAATACTTCTGAAAAGCCAGCCCAATTGGGACGACTTTAAAGACGGTGTAATGGGTCTTACTTTTAACTTTGGAAAGCTTAATGAAGAAACGGATGGAACGAGTGCTTTTCTTGCGGCTATAAATGCTGAAATAGAAAGAACGAATCAATTAATGCTTTCTGCCGCGCAAGGACTTCAAGGTTGGTCTTTTCCAATAAAAAAATCGACTGAAGCGGCAGATATGTTAGGAGAAACCCTTAAAAATCTTCCAGAAGATTGGTTTTTTCCCGATAAAATAAAAGAATCTACAGAGAAGATGAGAGCTTTAGAATTAGCCGCTGATGCAGTAGGAACTGCGCTTGGAACCGCTTTTCAGAAAGGTATTGACATGGGACAAAGGTTGCGTCAAATTATCAAGTCTACCGCTTCTGCTTTAGCTAGAATGCTTATTCCGGGAATAGGAGGACAAGCTCTTGGAGGTTTTATTCAAGCTCTACCTTTTGATTCTGGGGGTGTAGTTCCTAAGAGAATGCCTCTTGTAAATCTTGCGACCTACAACGAAAATCCTAAAAATCCCGAGTCAGTTTTCGGCTTACCAGGAGGAAGTAAAGCAATTATTCCTTGGGATAAAATGCCTCAAATGGTAAAAGCCGAAGTCTATGTTACAAATGCAAATCCCGATACGCAAGTAAGAACAATAATAAAAGCAAATCCCGATGCTATGAATGAACTCTGGCGACGTGGGATACGACCTGCGATGGAAAGAGATGGCTATAGATGAAACCGGTAACTGAGAACTTTATAGCGGCAAGAAATAGAACAATTCCTCCTGCGACAACTAAAACTATTACATTATCAGAAATGGAATTAGATGGGACTTTACTAAACAATTACGATTTATCAGCATATTTAATTGGCGGATTGCCTATTGTCGATAAAGAAGTTGAAGTCGAGATGAACAAATTCATCTCTGGAGAAATGACTCTAAAATTTCTCGACCCCGATAAAGTTCTTGATGGGATAGTGAATAAACCTAACAGAAAATATGGATTGAAAGCAACTCTTAATTTGGAAGGATTAGACCCTGCGCCTGCTCTTTGGGTTGTTGGAGGACAACATGGAGCACCGCAAGATTCTTGTTTGGCGTGGTCTGAAAATCCAGATGGAGGTGGTGCAGAATGGACGGGGCTTGACAGTCTGTTTACTTATGTCTATGCGGTTGCTTCTAATCATAACCCTATCAATCCTATGTGGGTAGCAGGTGGAGCGGGCGATAACACATTAGCTTATTCTTATGATGGGAAAAATTGGGTTGGATTAGGAAAAACTATTTTTACCACTTATTGTTTTGCTATTAAATATGCGAATGGAAGATGGCTGGCGGGCGGAGAGGGTGGAAGTATATTTGCATATTCAGATGACCCAACTGATACAGGGAATTGGACGGGGCAAGATAACAATCTTTTCAAGTCGACAAGAGCTTTAGCATTCAATGGTACGAGATGGGTGGCTGGTGGAGAAGGGGCTGCGCATTCGCATACATTGGCGTACTCGGATGACAACGGAGAAAGTTGGACGGGGTTAGGAAAAAGTATTTTTGCGAATGCTTGCGAATGTATTGAATGGAACGAAGATGATGATTTCTTTTTAGCCGGCGGATATTATGGTACACACACTTTGGCAAAGTCAACGGACGGGATAAATTGGACGGGGAAAGGGCAACCTCTTTCAATTGCCAAATGGTTCGGTTTGAAATGGAATGGTACTTTATGGGTCGCTACAGTAGATCATGCGAGCAATACCATCGTTACTTCTCCGGATGGCGATACCTGGACTGGACGTGGAATTTCTGTACTCGGTTATGAGGGGAGAGGAGTCGAATATTATAATGGGTTATGGGTCGTCGCAGGAGATGCCTCCGACCACGGGATAGCCACCTCCACAAATGGAACGAGTTGGAATAAGGTTTTACCCTCTCCTTTTGGTACTTATATTTGTTATAGTGTGGATTATATGCCTTCCTTAGAGCAGGAAGATATTGTCCTTTTTGATGGAATGGTAGATATATCACAAGCAAGAAGATTTGGTCGAAATACGCTTTCTTTAACCGCTCAAACATGGGAAAAAGAATTTGAACACCATAACGCAGAACTGGTTGTCGATACAGAAAATATTCCATTTAGAAATATTTGTGGAGTAATAATTACTGAAGTTTCAGGAGGACGACCTGGAATAAAAACAGTAAAATATACATATAAGGAAACAGAGGACGACAAATTATATGAATTGCAATACGAAAATGGTCCTTCGAGGATTTTTGAAGAAGGAGAGAATCAACTTTTTTCTCTTTATAACGAAACAGGCGACCAGCATATTACAGGATACTTCTCTACAAGTAAAGCTTTAGAAACAGATGCAGAAGATATTTTTATAGTTGGAGAAAATCTATCGATTAACAATATTGGCTATTGGTATCAAGCTATCGATATACCCACTTTGGTCGGAAAGCTTTTCGATCGAAGTACCATAGAAATAGTAACTCGCTTAATTGACGTAAACGAAGAAATAGGCATTTTGCAGAAAGACGAATTTATGTATTTTCATAAAGATTATTTTGGTGCCTCGGGATATTTGCATGGAGTGGGTGCGATGGCTCAATATTCAAATAAGATTGTTAGCCATGGGAAGGTTTTTGTTGCAAGAAATTGGGTTTATAATTATGAATGGAATAAGGACACTTTAGAATTTACTAAAACATTCAAATTCAATTGCGTCGATTACCTTTTTGATACAAAATTTGTTGAAAAAATCCTTTATGATGAAGATGGAAATAAATTTTTGGTTTGTGTTGGGTGGATCGCTAAAACAGGAAACCATCCCGACCGGGAATTTCATTGTTGTTGTGGAGTTATAAAAACGGATCCCGATGGGAATTATATTGAGCATTGGGATGATGGAGATTTAACAGACAATCATTATATTTGGATTTACCCAGATACACCGCATAGATATGTTTTAGCAAAATCGTTCCATTGGTGTGTTAGAGACACTACCCCTCTTTGCGATAGAAATAGATTGGGGTTTATCGCATTACATGAGGCTCTTACCCCACTGGGGCAAGGTTATACTCAGGGCGTTCATGCTATCGCTTTTAATATTGATACCGGGATAGTAGATGATGATTTATATGCAAATCCAGGCGGAAGATTAGATTTTGGTCAAGGAGCAATTATTATATGGGATGTGAGTGGTGCTGAAATCGGATCCTTTCATGGAGTTTGTTTTCATTATGATGATGGAAAAGTATATGCCTTTACACAATCTCAAAGTAGTTATGACACAAAAGAACTCGATTCCATTACTTTAGACGATGACGTATGGGGACAATTCCAATATAACTATATTGAATCGGGTTTTCATACAAGATATGCTTTATATTCAAATCCGAGAGATGTTGACGGAGAAAAACAAATTTTCTTGGTTTGGAATGAGTTCGAGAAATACCCAACAGAAACCATCAATAGGATTTTTTCTTGTTTATATATTGAGACAAAATATCCTATTACGATTCTCAACTATTACCCCATGGTCGCTTACGGTTGGAGTTTGGATGAAAACGATAACGCAGAAAGCATTGTCAAAGTAACACTACCTGAATGGGATTTGCCGGAAATAGAAATTTTAAAAACAGGATTCGCTGGAGATAAATTCAGAGTCTCAGGAAGCCCGTACAAATATTCGGACGTGTGGATGGGGATAGCTGTCGCAGGATATTCGACTACATTAATCGCTTTTGCAGTTAGCAATATCAGTAAAAATCTTATTGAAACTGCGAACTTTTCAGATATGAATGTTAGAGAAGCTATCAACGAAATCGCTTGCTTAATGTGTTATTGGAAAAGACCAGAAAGAGATAAAGCCTTATTTTACAGCCGCGGAAATTATAACGGGACATACGCACTTGAAAACAGTTTATATAAAAGCGATTACATAGAGAGTAAAACGAGACCTTATATCGGAGTCGAAGTGTTTAACTCCTTAGACGACCAGTATAAGTATAGATACCCAGATACATTCGATTCG